TTTAGATCCCCAAGGAGATCAGTATAGCCGAGTGAATCTTCACCCAGGTTGGCTACCTGACTTTCATAGAAAGTCTTTAGGAAGTATGATTGTAAATCAGCTTCAGTCATCTCAAAAGAATATCTCTTGAGTAGATATCTAAGTCTTTTAAAGACTTGATTGGCTTGTTCCATAGATTGGATCTGAGCCGAAGATCGAGCAAGCTCGAATATTCGATAGGAAAGTGACCTAGTCAATTTCCTCTCCACCTCTTTGGCTGTAAAAGTCAGAGGCTTAACGAAATTTGTTAGTCGTAGGTTGAACTCAACTTCGAAAGAGTCAAATTCATCGGCTGGCATCTCACGTAGTAAGAGCCGTTCAACACAGGAAACGATCTGAGAAATCATAAGATTTGCCTCAGAATCACGAGAGCCTAAAAGACTCTGTGCATCCCCGGCCTGCTTTCTTATCCAGTTCGCAAAAGGCGTACTGGGAAAGTACTCGTCTGGAAATGTTTTATCCAGACGGAGCCAATCTACTAACTCGTTGAACGAATCAGCACCATCGGACGATATAAATACCGACCGTAACTTATATTCTAGCACAGCTAGAGTTTTCCAAGTTAGAAATGTTATTCTAACAAGCGGTGGCCACGGTGCCTTACTGCTCGAAGGCAGTAAACCTGAATACATTTCGGGTATGGAGCACATAGTGCTAATCGCAGACCGGATAAAATCCGATCCAAGCTTTGTGTACTGTAGTACAAGAGCTTCTTCGTCAGGAGACGAGGCGCCATAAGCTCTAGGACCCATATAATAGGTCCTATCTCTTAGCCTGAGAATTAATTCACGGGCTGATGCATAGTCGTCAAAAGATTTGACAATCAGACGAGGTGACATTGCTGTTATCTCGTCTCCTTCGAATGAGTTTCGTTTAACGAACTCACTAATTTTAGCGACTTTGTCAACTAAAAGAGACTTGGTAAGATTAATCTTAACACCAAGGGCGTTCATAACTATTTGGTAATAGTGTGCAACACCTGGGTGACATATATAAATATCGTCACCCACTATGCCGTAGAAGCTTGAAGGATCTACAAGGAGTTCTGAAAGGACTCCTGCTTTTGCAGCACAGAACCACACTACAAAGTGGTGTGATATCGAGAAAATTGCCCAAGAGGACAACATCCCCATTGGTTGACCAACTCGGTAATAACCTTCCTGGGTAGGAAGGGAAACCATCACTTGACGCCAATATGACGCCAAGAGCGATCCGCCAGGTAAAACCTGACTAAGCACAGATTCTGAGAATCTTGCAGGAAATGCATCTGTTGCGTTCGACAAGTCAAAACAAGCAACAAAGTCTTTGTCGCGCGTAAACACGGACAAGGCGTGAAAACCACTGTCATGAGAGAAAGTGTAATCACTTTGTATTCTATTGAGCCTTTGATAGGCCCAATCGTGTATGGGACTAAGGGTATATTGAGCCCAATAATCCCCAATGGCAATGACTCTAGTCTTAAAACCAGAGGATCCGAATGCAACGTTACGACGTAACGAGGCACTGAAATGTCTCCGAAATCTACGTTTACCGTCTTCTGGAAACATGTACTCTTTCGATACCATAGATGGCATTGAATGGGCACCAATGGCAGAGCCAAAAGTGAGTAAGAATTTTAAATAATTCTCGCCGTTCGGAAGCCTAGTATATCTAGCCTTCACCATTTCCGCAGGTGCACCAACAATAGCTGGTGCATAGTGCTTTAATACAGGTACTGTATCGCTGGGAGGATCTAAGATCCTCGCTGTTCCTCTCTTTGTGAGAAGGATTGAACCTTCCGAAGGATTAAAGAAATCCTGGAAGCCGACTTTCTTAGCAAAGCGAAGAAATCCTGGATGTTGTGTCACTAAAGTGACCATCTCGTCGAAAGTAAAACTTTCATCTGACGTGGTAATGGATAAATCCTTACCAACTTCGTTATAATTACTGGTAATATAATTATCAGTAAAATGCCCTAAATCGCGAGCAATAGTTCGCTCATTGGGTAGATAGAGATCATAAAATCTCAAAACGGAGTGGATCATTCGCAGAGCGAATGGGTCCTTTCGAAACATCAGACCAAGCCGGAATATAGGCATAGCAGCC